GAACGCGGAGTTCCGTAACAAACTCAAGCTGATTGTCAGGATCAATCTCCGCTAATGCTTCGAGAGCAGGGCGCAGCTTACGATCAACAAGATCATCGCCAAGACCAAAGTCATCCGTAGATGCACGATTAGAGAGTATCTGATGGATGGCTTCATGTAAAAGCGTGCCTTCTTCAGCGTATTTTGACGAGGGTCTTGGAGGAACCTGCTGGCATAATTTAACGCTGCCGGGACAATTAATAACACGCTTGGCGGTCGATCCGCCGACAATATCGCTATGTGACATTTTACTTTACCTTTCGATGATGTGATACTAGACTTTTCTTTACAGACATGTCAATACAATTCTTATGACAGATTTAGAAAAAGACATTGAACGCTACTTTGTTAAGTCAGTTCAATCACTTGACGGCATAACCTTTAAATTTAACTCGATGTCTAATCGCGGCGTCGCGGATAGAATTGCGTGTTTGCCTAATGGTGAGACGTGGTTTGTAGAGATAAAAAAAGACGGTGGCAAACTGTCGGCATTGCAAAAAATATTTGCCAGCGACATGGCAAAGCTAAATCAAAAATATGCGTGTCTATGGAATAGGGAGCAAATAGACAGATGGAGCTACGACCGTATCAACACGAAGCCGCCGACTTCCTCTACGCCCACGACCGAGCCATGATCCTAGCGCCGGTCGGCGCGGGTAAAACGGCGATAACGCTGACGGCTATGACTGAAATGCTTCGTAGCGGCTTCGTGGACCGCTGGCTTGTGTTAGCGCCCAAGCGCGTCTGCACTGATGTATGGAAACAAGAAGGCATTAAATGGTGCCCTGAGTTTGAGATCGCCATAGCTGTCGGCACGCCAGCACAACGCAAAGCAGCAATGGACTCAGACGCCGATATTGTTGTTACAAATTACGATAATATCGCTTCGATCGCGGGCAACTTTGACGGGATTGTATTTGACGAGTTGACGCGGCTTAAAAATCCAAGCGGCAAACGCTTTAAAATTTTAGAAAAAATGCTTGACAAGTTTGATATTCGTTGGGGGTTAACAGGCTCTTTTACGTCAAACGGTCTTGAGGATGTATTTGGTCAATGCAAAGTGATCCATAAAGCGATCTTAGGACGGTCTAAGGGAGCGTTTATGCAACAATACTTTCGTTGTATTAACCGCGAGTATGGTCAATGGGAACCGCTGCCTCAGTCGCTTGATTACGTGATGAAGCAAATAAAACCTTGGACGTATGTGCTAGAGCCTGGCGAGTATAGAGATAAGTTACCGCCGCTGCATACTGTCAGAATGTCGGTTGATATGCCGGATAGAAAATCATATGAGACTATGAAAAAGGAGTTTGTTCTTGAGCTTAGTCAAACGATCACCGCTGCGACCGCTGCTGCTGTCACGAATAAGCTACAACAGCTTGCGGGCGGGTTTGTCTACGGACCCAACGGTCCTGAATGGATCTCCTACCACAAATTTGATGTTTTGGGCGAAATTCTATCTGAGAATCAGCGAGACAATACGATCATCGTCTACAATTACAAAGAAGAGCTAGCCGAGATACAACGCCGATACCCGCAAATGCAAACTATAGATGCGCCTGACGCCGTCGAGCGGTGGAATAAAGGCGAAATAGAAATCTTAGCTATACACCCCAAAAGCGCCGGGCATGGATTGAACCTACAGTTTGGCGGCAACAAGATCGTTTTTCTGTCAATGCCTTGGTCATTAGAACTTTATGAACAAACGATAGGGCGTCTGCATCGGTCAGGCCAGACCAAAGACGTATGGTGTTACGTTATTCTCTGTAATAAAACTATTGACGAACGCATATTTGCCAGTTTATATGACAAGAAATCTTTAGCGGAGTTAGCCCTAGATGAATTGGCGCGAAATTAACCAAGCCATCGCAGGCTTTACAGAACAAGAGGTATTGGATCTCTTGGAGGACGAGCGCCATAACGCTCGGCGGTCCACAATACTTATACGTCTACACCAGCGATATACAACGCTGCGAGCGACGCGTGAACGGACTGAATTGTTAAGGGGAATAGAAAATGAATCCACACGATCTACTGAAACAAGCCAGCGACTTAATCGGAGAGCGCGGCGCTGATTACGGGGGAATTGAAAATAACTTCCAGCTCATTGCAGATCTTGCTTCTTTGCGTCTCGGTCGTGATATACATCCTTATGAAGTGGCAGTTATAATGGTGTGCGTCAAAAACGCGCGTAACTTTGCTAACCCGACGCATATAGACAGCCGTTTAGACGCTATGAATTATGAGGCGTTTGCAACGATGTTTGCCAAAGATTATGAAGATCAAAAATCAAACGCTGGCGCTGATATTGACTACAAGCGCAAGCGCGATTTTAGGGCGGCAGTTGTCACTAAGCTTAATACTAAGCTTGACCTTTCACATTTGGAAACTGTGCAAGCTCCCCGGTCGGCAGAGTCTTAAAACTACGTCGCACAGCGGCCAGCATTAAAATAGCTTCCTTGCGTAGATCCTCATCTTTAATATGAGCGGCATACGCAAGGAGTTTTGTAAACGAGTTACAACGTGCGGCTACCGGATCTAATTCGGCTTCCTCAATAATGTCTGGGCCGTCATATAGATCTTCATCGTCTTCCGTCATGATTTCTTCCTTTTTTTAGAAGCATCATATTCTCTACGGAGCGCGTCTAATATTAAGACACCCTTTTCAATTGTTGGCGCGCAGAACACACGCCCGCGTGACGTGCCAGCTTCTCTAGGGTCTATAATTATTAAAGCTGCCGGGTGCATGGGCATCTTTTTAAGACCTAATGACTTAGCGTAGGTATCGGCCACCTTATACCCTGACACCCGGACAAGTTGAGCGGCGGTGCCATCGGGCGTTATCATGCCCTCATCGCCACCGATGTGCTTATGACCTGCGATAAGAAGATGGTCACGGAATCCGGCAATAGCCTCACGCTTTGGGCCGTGCATAGAGTTCCAGATCGAATGGCCTGGAAAGTCATGACGTGCATGAACGCGCGTCTCTGAGCCGTCTGGATGCTGAAGCGCCAGCCTTACGCCATGCTCTTCATACATGGAACCCGCTTGTTTTGCGAACCATGAAACAGGATCTCCTGACCCCGTCCATAGGTCATGATTTCCGGCCAAAATAAATAGCCATTGGACCGACTTGACCATCCATTCAACGAGCGTCCAAGATTCCCTAGCGGTGATGGATTGGTCAGCATACAGCCGAGCGAGGCGCCCGACCCAGTTGTTCGCCAAGTCTCCAATATTACATGGCAGCACAAAAGGGTGACTAGCAGCCAGCTCAAGATGAGACTTAAGTAACGCAAAAGCGCACCCCGGATCGTCAATATGCGGATCACCCATACATAACAGAGCTACGGGTCCGTCGATATTAATTTTTACTTTAATTAGATCACGGGCTTCATCGGCGTTAATGATTCGCTCGCTTTCAGATAAGCGATCACGAATTAATTCATCAATTTGACGCGTGCGATGAGGAAGTTTTGGTTGTTCAAATTTATTATATTTTAACATTAGATAGCGAAGGCGATGGCGGTCTATACCTAGCTCTTTTGCCGCTTTACTAATATGATACCGCCCAGATGGTTGCTTGTGCTTTTTGAGAACTTGCTCAACATCACGGGCGGTTATCATTTGCGAAGCCAACCACATTTGAGTGCGACCCCGACCGCGTTATGCTCACGTATTTGAGCAATCGTAGGAGCCGTATCATGCCGCGAATAGTAGATAGCCCTCGCGGCTTGGCAGAATGATACGTGGTCAGTCTCGGATGAAAGGGTCGTTGACTGGCACGCTGTCAGGCTTAGAGGCAACATCAGCGCGAACAGCTTCGCGGGCAGCGATAGCAAGTTGAGCTTCATTGGCTTGCGCCTTCATGCTTTCTAATTGAGCTTGCGCGACACCTGACTGCACAAGTTGTTTTTCATGCAGCCAGTTGAAGAAATTGACAATAACGCCCATCAATCCACTGAGAAGTGAAATTAGAGCGGTTATACTCATTGCGTTGGGCGGATTATTTTAATGATGCCCATAACTAGAACGCCAACCGTTGGGACAAGCGCACCGATCTCAGCAGCGTGCGGCAAGAAGCCGATACTGGCGATAACAGTAGCAAGACCTGAATAGGTTGACTGTTCAGAGATACGTGCAAGAATCCAAGACGTAATATTATTCATATTTAACTCCTATTAGCTGACGCGCGCCGCTTGGAAGTGCATACCATCTTTACTTCTGCCCGACCAAGAACCACCCCAAGTCCAACCTTCGTCCTCGAAGGCTTTTAGGACTTGAGGCACTTTTGCAAAGTGCGGATCTTGGTCGTGAAACCAATTCCGGGGGGCGTCAAGGTCAATAGCACACCCATATGCGTGCATTGACAATACGTTACCGCCGCGCATTACACGATAGTTATATGACCCTGAAAAGACAGAGACGCCCCAATCGTCGATTATTTTTTGATTTTTGCCAGATGCAAGCCAAATTGCGTCAAAAATCCGTGACAAACTGTCCGCGCATTTCTTATTTATGGCAATTGACGTGATTGGCTTGCCAGCAAACTGCATTTTAAACGGTGGGCTGATTCGGATAAGATTGCCTTTTTCCCATTGCGCTGATGGGCCACCATTGCGGCCGCGAGGATTGCCATAGAACGCATCGCATTGTGATTGAAGAGGCCAGGTCATCGGTCTGCCTTTTGAGAAATGAGATCTTGAATACGATCTAATTTAGAAAAGATCGCATTGAGCGATGTATTGAACTCATCGCGCGTCACATAGCGGCCAGCAACCAGCACCTCAATTGACGCGACCTTATCGACAAGCGCCTTGTCAGCCGTCTGAAGATCCTTTAATGACCCCCAGATCGTGTTAAGCACCCATCCAAAAGTGACGCTCACTATCGCCGTGGCGACGTTAAAAAAGAACTGATATTCGCTCATTTTCATCTCGCCATTGCGTTACGGTTTTCAGGAGCCATTACATTTCCAAAAGTAACCGCCCCCGAAATCGCTGGCGGTATAATTGTCTTTTTAACTGCTGCTTTACGAGCACGAATATTTTCGACGCCTTTTTCAGTGGCTTTAGAATATTCTTGCGCCGCTGTCAGAGCTTTCTTAAACTCAGCAGGGTCAAGCATCTGCATACCGATCTCGGTAGCGAGCTTTTCATCTATCTTACCAAGCGAACGTTTGACGACTGTATTAGCAATAGTCCACACACGGTTAAGTAAGTTAAGATGTGAAATAGACCCAAGTTTGCTACTTGCTAATTCTTCAGCCGATGGCGTCGCTGCTTTACCAAGATCCGCTTGTTCTTTAGAGAGCTTAGACCGACGAAACTCGTCACGAACGTCATTAACAACTTTCATTTCTTCAGGGCTAAAAACGTCTTCTAATTTATCAAAAAACGTCTGCCCCGTAGCTTTTTTAATTGTCTTAGGTGCTTCTTCAACAGCACGCGCAAACATACCGCCGCGTGTAGCGCCCTCAGTAACTGGCTCCGTAAGCGCTTTCTGAAGTTGTTGGGCTACTTGCATCTTATTAATCGGTTGACTTTGAGCCGCGTAATCCGAACGTGCTTTTGCATATTCAGGAATTTTTTCTAGTTGACTTACAAATTCTTTTCGCGTTTGTTTGATAGCTCCAACTTCAGTAGCACCAATTCCAAA